ACACGCGGTGCAACGGCTTTTTCTTGAAGTTCTTGTTCGGTTACTGCTTTTGTCATTTTCTTCTCACAAAAAAAAGAGCCGCATGGCTCAGTTAAAAAATCTCTTTATCTGTTTGATTCATCATCAACTCAGTCTTAACCAACCACTTCTCAAACATGGCTTCACTTTCTGCCCGATTGCCCAATTCAAAACGATCAAACGCAGCATGGCAGATTGCACATAAGGGAATTACAAAGGCATCACTGGCCTTAATCCCTCTGCCTTTGCCGTGCTTGGCTGAATTACTGTGAGCCGCTTGACTGTTTGGATTACCGCACCGAATGCATGGAAGCTTTCTGATTGCTGCTAATCGCTTTGCATCACGCATGTAACATGTTTCTCAAATTCTTTGATCGCTCTTTGAGTTGGGCAATCTTCATCCACGTGATAGGGCTTGCCATTTGGTTATTTCAGTTTCGTATTTTTCGATATTCCGTTTTGCTTCTACTTTATCCATGGTCTCACCCCTATGAAATCCAATATTTACCATGCTTACGAATAGCTCTATGGCACTTTTGGCATCGTCTGTATTCAACACCCCTAACCAATACTGCGATTCCATCATGGGTAGGGTGAGTGCAAAAACCAAGGCTCTTTCTAATCAAACACCAGAACGTGATTAGCATGCGTTTCATGGCTCACCACCAATAAGAAAAGAAAAACCCCGCCAATAATTCATATTGAGCGGGGTTTATGTGCCGTAATACGTTCGGCAAATGCCACCGAAGTGGCAAGGGTCTTAAACTTCTTCCATACAATCCCGACACACTTTGATTTCTTCATCATCAACTGTGTAATCGATCTCAGTCGCACCGTGTAGGCCGAATAAACATAATATAAATTGGAGCATGTGGATCTCCTTTGATTTTAAAGACGGGGTGAATACGGCAGGACTTGAACCTGCGCGAAGAGTGTCTTAACCGTGATCTCATACATACGACTGCTATCTCGTATTAGAAAGCCGCTCTAACCAACTGAGCTACGCTATTCACCCCTCTTTAGAATCTAGGTGGCGGCATTAAATTTCAAACCACTACGATTAAAGTTAAGCCGCCATTGGGTGCCTTGATATTGCTTTCACGGAACATTTCTCAAGGCATTAAAAAAGCCCACCTTTCGATGAGCTTATTTTTGCGTGGTCTTTTACGAATGCAGTTCGACCACTGTACAGAAACTATATCTTAGCGACGTTTAGGTGTCAACCTCTTAATTTCTTTCGGTATTCATCAACATAGAAATCAATCTCCTCGTGAAATCCCTCAAGGATATTTTCAACCATATACGATAAATACTTATGTCGTTTTGCAAACCCATCAGCGTTCACTTCCGTAATACCGAAGAAGTTTAACTGCCCTTGCAGTGTTCTTTCTTCCTTTAACTTTGGTCGCAAATTATAAAACACACCCATTCTTGCAATCTTGAAGCAAAATAATTGCAAATCGAACTTCTGACGATTCACCTTTTCTTCTGCTGTGGAATAAAGGATTTTTGCAATGTACTTGCAGACCTCAGCAAATGCCTGCGTATTATCCCGATAATCACCCCAAACCAACAATTCACAGTATGCTTTGCATGCTGGACATTCAATCGAAGCAATAGCGCCACATCGATCTTCCCATGATGGGCCTTTCTCGCCAGTGCCTTTCGGGTCCTCGGTATATTCAATCGCTTTAAGACCAATCTGAGTAAGCCATTCAAGGTTTGTCATTTTCTCTGTTGCTGCATTCATCCCAATCCCCTAAATTTCTCTAATCTCTAAACCGTGTACTGACTTCATCAAATGCTTCTTTAAACGGTAAACTGGCAAACTCCGTGTCATTGTGCTTTTGACATCTTCAACGACCAGTTGGCCTTTTTCCTGATAGACAAAATCCGCGACATACTTCACTGCTGGCTTGCGTCTTGGCTCATTCTCAAACTTGACCGACTCAGCCAAAATAAAAGCCTTTTGCAGCTCCAAGCTTTTGATTTCCCCTGCACGCTCCAACAGTGACAAATCCCGATAACGCCTTGCTTCTTTCTGACTATCGAAAGTGATGCCGTTAAGCACCACCTTCTTGTTGTTGTATTTAGTCATTGGCACCTCGTAGGGCTTGCGCCTCTAAAATCGCTTTAGGCACATCAGATTGCTGACTATCAAACCACCACAAGAACATCCCGCAGCAAATCGCATGGGCCAAATGATGCTCTCCAGTTTCAGGGTCTTTTTGCTCACCCTGCCACCAAGCATCAATATGACGTTGCATTGCATCGTAATATCGCGTCTTAGCTTCAGGAACGTACTTCCAGTTGTCCGCCTGATACTTTGTAGCCACAAACTCTAAAACGCGAATTACGGCATTTAGAGCGCCTTTTGGAAGCAATGACATTCTCGGCTTTTGCTTATCGTGTTTTTGTCCAATCATCTTTCAGTCACCTTAGTTAGTGGCGAGATGTGATTAGCAATGTCGGTGCAATGGTCGGTTTCCTCATCAGACCACCGCGTTACATTCACATCAAAAGGCTCTGATTTTTGTTCTGAGCAGTAAGTGCAGATAAGCTGTCGCTTGGTGTCTTCAATACTGGAAATATTTTCCCAGTCGTGGTCACATTCTTTTAATTCCGCAAATCCTGTCATACTATTCGCTCCTTTCTAATACGTTCTGCTCTGCGTAGTGATGAAGCCTTGTTGCATGAGAAGCAGCTTCTTGTGCTTGTATACCGAAGCGTTGAACCACAAGCGATACACGCTGTTCCGTTAAAGTGCTTTAAACCCTTTTCTTTCGCCTCTCTCCAAGCAATCACGCTTGGGTTGTTACTCAATGCTCTAGCTTGAGCAACCGATGCAGACATGATTGATCGCATTTTTTGAGTTGGTTTAAGCTCATCGCTTAATCCTGAATAACCACGCGGTAGAGTTTCCACCTTTCCACCGTTTTTTAAGAAAGCCTCAAGATCACTATCAAGCCGCTCACGTAGACTGCGTTTAGCTTCAATCTGAGCATGAGTTATGTTTTTGCCAGCTTGTACTAACTCAATTCTTTGTTGAAGTATTTCGTTCATGCTGCACCCCCTACTCGTTCATCCAAAAAACGAACCGCTTGCGGCAATTTCTTTTGCTCAGCCTGTAAAGCCGCTTTGTACTCATCGAAGTTGTCAAACGGATCGATGTGCTGCATCTCGTAAGATTCCCAAGGCTGCGTTTCTTTCACTTCCTCAGTCATCTTGTTCACATTGCGCTTGATGTGTGGTGCAAGCTTCGCAAGTGCTTCTTGAGCAATAGTCTTGTAAATCGCTTTGGATTTCAGCTTTAGTCTGCTTGTGTTCAAGTTGGAGTGCTGCTTCAGGCGCAGGCAAAAACCCATCAACTTCTGCTTGTTTAATCGCTGCAATCGCTTGGTCCTTATCAGTTCCAAGTGAAGTGACATAAATCGGCTTCAATCCCTGATCTTTGGCTTGAGTTACAAGTCGGTCATAAGCATCACAAAAAATTTTCTTGGCTTCAGCACGTTGGTATTTATCACCAGTCTTAACCAAGTCTTCACAACGACTGAATGCTTGAGCCATTTGCTCAGTCCAAATCACTGTTAATTCTTGACCATCAAAGCCAATAGACTTTTCAGCAATCGCCCATGCTTCATGTGAGCCTAACCAGTCATCGGTCTTTGGTTCGCACCAAGAACGGAATTCGGGGATAGTTGGGCAAAACGTAGATTTCTGCATACGCAAGTAACCGCGCTTAAAATCCTCTTGGGTTAAACCCTGCAAACACTCAACCATCGCATCCGCAATATCTACCGCTGGAATATCACCCCATTGCTCAGCATATTTTTTGCCGTAGAACGCTTTCATCTTGTTCATTAGGCGAGCTGCATGTTCAGTTGTAAAAATACTCATTGCTCATGCTCCCAAGTGATTGCATACGGATGTTCTGGATTTACATCAATGACTTGATCTTGACGCTCTGCCCCAATGCCGTACTGAGCAAAGAAGGCATCATGGTCACTCATGGTCTTACTGTTTTTTGATGCGGACGATTGATATGTGGTTGCGTAGGTTTGAACAGCCTGTTTTGGTTCAAATAGCCCTACCCAGTTACTCTTGATCGAGTTCTGGATTGACTGATTCGCCTTTTCATGACCCCACTTGTTGAGATCATCAAGAATCATCTCGATTGCTTTTTGGGTTGGCAGTTTTTTGGATGCTTGGCGCATTTCAATGTAAGCAATCCATAAATCACGATTGACACCACTTGGAAGTTGAACAGCACATGCTTCTTCAAAAGTGAATTTTGGCTTACGTGGTTTGGTGGATTTTTTCTTATTACTCTCTTGTGTATTCTCCTGTGTATTCTCTTGTAGAGATTCAGCCACTTTGTCCACTTCCATCTGGCCATTTTGGCTACTTCCACCATGCCATTTTGGCTGTATCGAGTTAGCCATTTTGGCAGCATGAATAGAATCAATAACTTGAGAAATGTTTTCTTCAATTATTGATAGGGTGTCGTAGTCTATTGTGTAGTAATTGACCTGATTTGATTTTGATTGCTCAAACTTCTCAACAATCACAAGTCGCTGATCCTTTAGGGATTTAATTGTTCTCCCTAAGGTTCGTTCACTCATGTATCGAAGCTGCAAAATCCATTCAGCATAGGTGTTGTAAACCCACACTCGACCATCTCTGTTGTACTTGGATGCACCCAGCCAATAATGGAGTTGCTGAAGAAAGACAGCCTCATTCAAACCAATTGCCATGGCTAGAGATGGCTGAACCTGTAATGGGCTTTCGTTTATAAGTAATTTACTCATATCGACCCCATCGCATAGCATGTACATACTCAACCCTTGCAAAACTGACGTTTGCTGGAAAACTTATATGCAGCCCATCACCTCGCATTTCGGCTTCGTGCATTTCACGCAATGCGGAAATGTATTCTTCGAGCAACTGGTTAAGTTCTGCCTCTTTTCTTGCTTTATCAGCAGCCATTTGTGCTAACATATTCACTGTTCATTTCCCTCTAGGTTTTGAATATCAAGCTCAGTGGTTGCACCCACTGGGCTTTCTTTTTGGTGTACCAAAGTGCCCGAAGTACACTTTGACCGATTACGCGCTCTTGCCATACGCTCATACTTAGCATCTTCAGCTAGTAGGGCTTTCGCTATGACCTCACGCACCCAGTTACACAAATCTTGCTCATTGGTTTCACTGGCAACAGCGATTGCATCAAGCATTTCATGTGTAAATTTGATGGTTTTTGGAACGGTGTATTTCCCGCCCAAATACCCTTTTTCGATTGCTTCTTTCAAATCATCGACTCCCATTAGTGGATTCCTTGCAATTTCTAAAGTTCATAAACTTCCCTATACAGCTTCTTTGCTGTGTGTGATTGGTTGCTTTCCAGCCGCTAAATCTCGAATTTGGTATTCACGCGCTAAAGGGATTTTTTGGTTAGGCCATTGGTAAACGGCAGGCGGCTCTATTCCAAGTAGCTTTGCCAGTTCAACGCCATTAACCCCAAGCAACTCATATGCTTCTTGTTTGGTCATTGGTATCCACTCAATAAAATAAGATTTCTTAGTATTTAATCAAAGAAAACTTATAAAAGCAATATGTAAGATAACTTATATGGAAAAGACAACTACTGGTCAGCGCATACGTGCGCTTAGACGCTCGAAAAAATTAACTCAAGTGCAATTAGCAAAGATTGCTGGAGTAAGTTCGCCTGCTGTAACTGAGTGGGAAAAAGATAGCTATTTGCCTAAAGCGGGATCATTAGAGGCGATGGCAAATCATTTTGGGGTAACAACTGAATACATACTGACTGGCAAAGGCGATCCTAGTGCCACACAAAAAGACCAATCCAACGTGGCTCCTGTAGCTCCACGCATGGCTCCTGTTCTTTCATGGGTACAAGCTGGAACTATGACCAATGTTCAAGCTGTTGATATGTCACAGGTGGAAGAATGGCTACCTATTCCAGATGGTGATTGTGAGAAGTGCTTTTACCTGAAAGTACAAGGCTTGAGTAACTACCCAGAATTCCATGAAGGCGATTACATCCTTGTAGACCCTACTCTGCCTTTTGGCGACATGAACTCAGGCGATATTATTGTTGTTAGAAAGTTTGATGATGCGACTTTTAAGCGCCTGGTAATTGAGCCAGATGGTACTAAATACCTACAGGCGATTAATCCTGAATTTAAACCAAACATCATTCCGCTTGATCAAGACTGTGAATTTGTTGGTGAGGTAGTGGATTGTATTCGCTACGTTTATCGAGCTAAGAAAAAGCTACGCAAAATTTAAGAAATAAAAAGCCGCTATATGCGGCTTGGGTATTCAGGACGACTAATCCTGAATTGCGGGCTAGTAATCCGCTAAAGGTGATGTGAATTGCAGTATTGTTTGAGTGTAAATGGTTTCGCCCATCCAGCCCAGAGGGTAAATAAGCGAAGGCACGATCGATAGTAATGTAATAATCTGAGCTGAAACGCCCCTCCGGTGTGGCCACACCTTCAGGGCAAGCGCCCGGCATGGCGCTATATAAATACACACACCAATATAAATATTGGTGGGCGCCCGCCAGTGAATTACAAGGTAAATGCCATGTTTTCATTGACGTTGCGGACCAAGAAGGGCTTGAGAGTATCAGTAAAGATAAATCTTTATGCGGTACTCGCACTCCTGACTTGGTTTGCATAAACCCGAGGGGGTGTGATAAGCACCCCCTCACCTATATTTAAAATACATAAAATTAAATCAAAAAACAAATGTCGCATACCCGAGCGGCTCTTGGATCGGGTGGAGAAAATAATGGTAGATAAAACTGAAATTGCGAATGCTGTAACAATTAAATCAGATTCAGCGGATCGAGTGGCCTTTGATCTTATGAGGCTTATTGCAAATGCTGAAAATCAAGAAGGTGGTTATTTCTCAGAAAAGCAAAGAGATCGCTCATACTGGATAAAGTTATATGAGCAATCTAAGCGAATCGTTAAAGGCAGCTTTTCGGCTGAAGATGTTATTGCTTTGAAAAAAGATTAGATTCTAAAGACTCCACGGTCTTTTTAATTTCCTCTGGGTTTAAAACGCCTTGAGCGATCAAACACAGAATAAGATTATATTTTTGATCTTGATTCATAATAAACTCCAAACAACCCATCCCTGTGATGGGTTTTCTTTTGTCTATTAAATCATAGAAAATAAGTTTTCTAAAAATAAAACTAACATTTCTTACATTTATGCTTGACACTAAAACTAAGTTTTCTTATATTTGACCTCGTAAACACAAAAAAGCCCAGCAACTTTAGACGGGAACTGGGCTTCAACACAACGAGGTCATTATGACAACTAAATCCAATATTCTCAAGTCTGCATTCATTGCAGCATCAATCAGCGCGGGGATAGCAGTAGCTTACGCATTCCAGCCTGCTAAGACTTCTATTGAGCTAGAAGAACCACAAGTCAACATCGCTGCACAGCAATACGAAGTTCAAAGCGTGAATTGCAACCAGGTGTGCATCGCTACTGTCAAAGCTGACGAATACAACATCTATGTTCGTTATCAAATGGATGATGCTTCGGTGGATCGTACTGAAATCCTGAACGTGGTGCATTCCGATGAAACTGTGAATGCGTATATCGACCAGTACGAAATTCAAAAAATTAACGCTGCGATTGCTGGGGGTGTGAAGTGAGCGACTTAAGACCAATCTTCACCCTGCCAGAGCTGACCGATGGTCAGGAATGGGGTTGTGAGCAAGGTTGCACTGTGCGTAAGCCTAAGCTTCACAAAAATGTTTATTCGCAGCAATGGGGTAAAGACGGCAACTTAGTAAAAGAGTTGTTCGAAAAGTACTGGACATGCCAACAAGGGCATCTACTTGTGGTTTTTAATAACAACGAAAATGACTATGTTGAATTGCCTGAGCATCACTATCGGGAGTCGCAATCATGAATGCACTTACTCAACTCCGCGGATGTGCTGCAGCAATGCAGTCTATTGAAGTAGTCCGCATTGAAAGCCAATTGCTACAGCTTGCGGGTGAAATTGAAAGCATGTCTACCGCTGATGATGTGATCAAGGTTGAAGGCAACACGATCACTCTGACCTATGTGGGCCGCGGTACAGAATTTATTTCCCTTTGTCTTGATGGCAAATATTCAGACAGCACACGCATTCAATATGCGCGTGAAAACACGGCACGACTTGAGAAGATTAAATCTGATCTTGATTCGTTGGCTGCTTAGGAGAGAAAAATGGAATTACAAGTATTAGAACAAAACGTCATTGTTCAGGCATTTGCAACTCAAGGCGGAAGTCTTTTATTGGTTGACCGTATTGCTGAAGAAGTCCGAAAGCATGTTCCAGATGTGACCACTAAAAAAGGACGTGATGCAATTGGATCTCTCGCTGCGAAAGTAAGTAAATCAAAAACACTTGCTGAAAAATATGCGAAAGACTTGGTTGCAGAGGAAAAGGCTAGAATCAAGCTGGTTGATGATGACCGCATTCAGTTTGTGAAGCGCATGGATGCTTTGCGTGATGAAATTCTTGCACCGCGTGATGCGTGGGAGCAAGCGGAAAAAGATCGCGTAGAAAAGCACAAGTCTGACATTGAGAAGATTCGGGATTTTGCACACCCATCTGTCCTCCATGATATGCCAGCAAATCGTATTGCTGAGCAAATCAGAATGCTTGATGTTATGGAGGTCTGCCCTTTGTTTGAGGAGTTCGAGCAAGAGGCAAAAATTGCAAAACTTGAAACACTAGAAGCATTGCGCGCTGCCCTTGCCAGCCGTGAAAAATACGAAGCCGAACAGGCTGAGTTGGAACGCCTTCGCATCGCAGAACAACAACGCATTCAGCAAGAACATGAAGCTCAAATTGCCCGCGAAGCTGCTGAAAAGGCCACTCGTGAAGCAGAAGAAAAAGCACGTTTTGAAGCTGAGCGTGTGCAGCGTGAAAAGCTTGAAGCAGAACAGCGCGAAGCTCGATTGAAAGCTGAAAAAGAAGCAGCTCTTTTGCGCGAAGAGCAATTAAAACAGCAAGCCATTGAGCGTGAAAAACAAGCTGAAATTGACCGTCAAAATGCGATTGAGGCTGAGCGTAAACGTATTGAGCAAGAAACTCAAGCTAAGGCTGAGGCTGATCGTAAAGCTCTAGCAGAGCGCGAGGCTAATGTTGAACACATGCGAACCATCAACAACGAAGCTCTGAATGCTATCTCTTTGCTTGATGGAGTGGATGCAGATACAGCCAAATTGATCGTAATTGCTATCGCTAAAAATCAAATTCCACATGTATTGATCAAGTACTAAGTGCTTGGTGATCAGGAGAAGATTATGAATGCTCAAGTGGATTTAAACGGAACACTCGCAACGACCAACTCAAACAATCTGGATTTATGGCGCGAAGTATTCATTACAGACCCTGCTGCGGTTAAGCCGATTACAGGTAAGTCATACAAAGGCAGCTCCCCAAAACCGTATTGGATTGTGGAGCAAGCAACTAAACACTTTGGACCATGCGGTATTGGTTGGGGTGTAGAGGTGCTGAGTGAGAGCTACATTAATTGTGGACCAAAAGATGTTATTCACTCTGCTGTTGTTAAGGTTTGGTATGTCTGGAATGGTGTTCGAGGGGAGGTTCAGCAAGTAGGTGGAACCAAGGTGGCTTACGAAACATCCACTGGTAAGTACATGGTCGATGAGGATGCCGCAAAAAAAAGCGTAACCGACGGGATGATCAAATGCTTATCAATGATTGGATTTGCGGGTGATATTTTTTCTGGTCGCTGGGATGACTCTAAGTACGTTGCGGAAGCTGCGGAACATCACCATCAACAAAAACAAGCCGAAGCAGCTCAGTATCAACAAAAACAACTTGAGGCTGAATTCAATACGGCATTGCGGGACATTGAAAATGCTCAAGATAAGTCAGTATTTCTTCCTGCTTGGAATTACTTCAAATCCACCCCTTACGCAGATGAAATCAAGCAAAGCATTGAGGCTAAGCGCAATCAAATGGGGTGGACATCATGACTATTCTAAAGGCTTTCGCACCAACCAGTGCGCTTGATTTGGTTCTTATGGATTTTGAAGCAGCTAAAAGTGGTTTAAACAAAGTGACTTTAGTGAATGGTGTCCCAGATGATGCCACTCACTATGACACTCTTGGCGGGATGCTCACCCATCACCGTATCGATGCAAGAGGTTCGTTTTATTCAGATGGTGTTAATTGGGTTCGACATCACAAAGGGTTTGAGCCTTGGACTGTGACTAAAATCGGCAACTTTGAACCGCCTAGAACTAATGGACCAAGTCTGCAAAAAGTGGCTGGTCAAAATGAAGCTCAGCGTGAAATCGAATACTACCGCAAAGGCTCAAGATGGGTGGGTGACTGATATGAATTACACCTACTCATCTATTACCCGCGTGCTGTCAATTCAGCACAACGGTCGGGTTAAAACTTACAGCGACATCAACCTGTTTGGGATTGAAGCTTGCATTAAAGATTTTGTGAATACGTGGGGTTATCGATGATTTTCAGAATTAAAAACAAGCACGCCATCGCCTTCATGATTTGGCTTGAATTACTGGGCTACGTAAAGAAGGTGCTTGCCGATGGTAGTTGCACGTTCTCAGGCAAAGGCACAAAGAAGTCGCTGAGCTATGTGTTTGTAAAAAATGACTTAACGGGTAATGCAGCGTGTCAGTCATTGTATGAAGAATTCGTGAATTACCAAGATTCTAATTATGTCGAAATGAAGGTGGCGTGATGTTTAAGGTTGGTCAACTTGCAGTAAATATTGATGAAGGCACAACACACCAGATTCGACACATCAAAATTCAGAATGGT